CTAGAAGGCAACGAAGAAGCATTAGTTTCACGCAGCCAGAAAGTAACGATTGACCAGTATCGTAACGCGGTACGTGTACCAGTTCTAGAAGAGCAGTTCTCTGCCATCCCATTACGTAGAGCGGCTAGTGATGCGCTTATGAACTGGGAAATGGAGCTTTGCCGCGATAAAGTTATCACGGCTTTGGGTCAGATTAACGGTGTTGATTATGGTTCAGCTTCAGAGGGTCAGAAGGATGCGTGGTTGGTAGATAATACAGACCGTGTATTATTTGGCGCAGCTCTATCGAATCACGGCGTAGATCATTCGGCGGCATTGGCTAACATTGATAATACAGCCGACCAGTTAACGCCTGGAGCATTGAGTTTGATGAAGCGTATCGCTAAGACAGCTTCACCTAAAATTGGACCCCTTAAGCCGCGTAACGGCGGTGTAACGTCAGATAGTTATGTTTTGTTTGTGCCTTCATTGGTATTGCGTGACCTAACTAATGATAGCGATTTCATGCAAGCTAACCGTGAAGCTCGAAGCCGTGGCAAGCAGAACCCTATCTTTGCGGGTGCTGACTATATCTATGACAACATTGCGATTATCGAAGTAGAAGATATCGGTGTGTTAAGTGGTGTAGGTGCTGGTGCGATTGATGTCGCCCCATGTTACTTGTGTGGCGCTGGTGCTGTAGCAATGGCTTGGGGTAAACGCCCGCAGTCTGTCGATGAAGAGTTCGACTACAAAGATAAGCAAGGTATCGCTATTCGCCAGTGGTTCGAAATTACCAAGATGACTTTTGGTAGTGGTTCTGGTGATACAGATGACCTTAAGGATCACGGCATTGTGACAGGCTTCTTTGCTTCAGTAGCAGATAGCTAGAATTAGAAGGGGGTGTAATGCCCCCTTTTTTAATATGGTGAAACATGAAATTTAGATATATTGGTGATTGCAAAGGTTTTAGTTTTAGGGGTTATGATTTCCCAATTAACGAACCAGTCGAAGTAAAAGAAAAAGATATAATTAATAAACTATCGAACAATTCGCATTTTTCAGAAGTTAAGAAGCGGAAAACCAAGGCGGTAGAAGATGGCAACAGCGGCGGAAATACGGAATAAAGCAGGCTTTAAACTTGGCGTTAAGGCTATTGGCCAAGCATTAGAGAATGCTGTCTCAAGTGATTTAGATGCGGCATATACGGAAGTTTATAACCGGCTGCGAGCTGAAGACCTTGTAAACTGGGCAGAGTCAGCAGAAGTACCGGACGACTTAGTTAGTCCTGTAGTTGATTTAGTGGCGTTCTCTAGAGCTGATGAATACAGAGTTAATGGCGAGAAGTATCAGCGGTTAATGTTAGCGGCATCACAAGCAGAAACAAGAATTAGGCGCTCACTTCAAGATGATTATTTCGATAATGAAAACGAGGCTGTTTACTACTAATGGCTATCGTTAATCTACCCTTAATTGGGCCTACCTATACAAACCGATCTTTACCAGTTGGTGCACAGCAAACACAGAATTTTTATGTAACTGTTAACGCTCAAGGTGGAGAGCAGTTATCATTCCAACCCTTTCCAGGCTTAAAGCTATTCGCTACTGGAGCTGGGCCTAGTCGCGGTATTGGACGACTAAATAACACCTTGTACGAGGTGATGGGCTCGACACTAAACAAGATATCATCTAGCGGCGCTGTAACGTCAATGGGTACGATAGAGGGCTCAGGGCGTTGTGACTTTGCAGAAGATGGCACTAACTTAGTTATTGCAACTGGAGTGGGTAAGCCGTACACTTTTGATGGCTCGGTATTGGTTCAAGGTACTGATGTAGATTTGCCCGATGCTTCAACTGTTACTTATATTAACCGGCGTGTTGTTTATGATGGCTCAGGCGGGGATGTGGTGTTTGCTGATTTGGATGCACCATTAACAGTAGGTAGCGCGAACGTGATCATTGCAGAGTCAAAGCCTGATGATATGAAAGCGGTGTTTGCATACAAGCAGCAGGTAAACGCGTTTGGGGCTGATTCTATACAGCCTTTATATAACACCGGCTCAGGCAACCCCCCTTATTCGTTTATATTAAACTCTACTCAAGAGGTAGGTTTAGGCGCTATTCATTCGATTGATTCGAATAACTCATTTGCATACTTTTTAGGTAGTGACTTATCTATCTATCAATTAGCGGGTTTAAGTCTTCGAGCTATTGGCAACCCAGCGATAGGTCAAGCGATAGAAGGCTATTCAGACACGAGCGACGCGTTCGGTGTATGTTTTACGCTAGATAACACTAATTTCTACATGATTTCATTCCCTACTGGCAATCAAACATGGCTCTTTAATGAGACGGCTGGCGTATGGACTAACCTTGCTTATGGGGTTAACGGTGATCAGCATCTAATAGGCGGTTACGAGTTCATTTATGGTAAGCATTTAGTTTCTGACTGGCGTAATGGAAATATTTATGAGCTAGACTTCGATACTTACACTGATAATAGCGATCTGATACAGCATAGAAGAGATACCGTTTCTATCAACGGCGGTACATTTGGTAAGCCTGGCGCAACGGTGTTTATGAGTTCGTTACGGCTAGAAGTTGAAAGCGGTACAAGCTTGGTTACTGAAGCCTCTAAAATCATAATGCAGTATTCTGATGACAATGGTAGATCGTGGAGTACAGAACGCTGGCTATCTATTGGTGATCAAGGCGAGTACCGTCATGAGCTGGTATGGTGGGGTTTAGGTTCGTTTAAAAACAGAATGTTTCGCTTCACGATGTCAGACGCTATCAGGTGGGTATTAATCAAGCTATCTGCTGATGTGGAGCTTGATAATGGCTAATCTTGACCCGTTTGTAGTTCAATGGCCCTCTAAATGGGTTCAAGACCCCGAAATAGGGCCGGTTATACATTATCTTAATCGGTATTTGCATGACTTGTTTGTGGTGACTACTGGTGGTTCAGGCTCTAGCTTGGTTGGCGATGTTATATTGGCCGAGAAATATCCGTGGCCTACAGCACAACCTTACGACGAAATAAAAGAATTTGAGTTTCCAGCACTAATACCAGAATCAAAACAGTTTAACGCGGTTACAGTGTCACAAAACTACACAGCCTTAGATCATGACTTTATAAATGCTACCAATAGTAGCACTGTAACGTTTCCAAAGTACCCAGACGAAAACAGTGTTATAATAATTCGTAACGGTGACGGCAGTGCCATTAAATTAAACGGTAACGGCAAGAATTTAAACGGTAGCTCTACAGGGCGGATATCAAGAAAGACAACCGCTATAGAGCTCCATTATTTTATTGATTCAGATGAGTGGTTTGCACGATGAGCTTTGAACCAGACAATGATGACAGAGAAATATCTCAAGAAGACATCGCCATAGAATCATTAAAGTATTTGAAAGTGATCGCTTTTCTATTGGCAGATCAGCAAGACGAAAATCTAACACAGTTATTAAATGATATAGAGGCGATATAAAATGTTTATTCAAGGCATTTCAGGAAATTTTAGCGATGTTGATGAAAACGGCCATTTGCTAACCGAGTCTATCACGCGACCAAAAGATAATTTCATCAACGGCGATAGCGGCAAAGTATGGTCATTGTCATTTGCGGGGGTTGACCCGACCGGCGCGGCTGATAAATTCTTTTACCTAAAAAATACAGGTGCGGAGAGCATTAGAGTTACAGACATTCGCCTTTCTTCAACGGTCACAGGTATCGCTAGTGTTAAAAAGGTTTCAGGCACCCCCACGTACACAAGCGAAACTGTTATAGCTGGCGTTAGTCGCAGGACGGGCAAAAGCCCAGTATTACAAGCCACGGCCGTCACAGATGCGGATATAACAGGCTTGGCAGATGATGGTACATGGTTTTTCATACCGCTAGATTCCGCAGGTAAGCAGACGCATTTAAGAACGTCCTCTAATCTAATTATAGACAGCGGCGGCGCGCTTGCTATTGAGTGGGACACAGCGACGGGAATTTTAACTGGCACAGTTTCCGTTGTTGAAAACGGTATTGATTAACAATGCAGAAAACTTTAGCTTTTAGCCAGCAGGACGGGCCGACAGATCATCACAAGAACGATTGCTATGGCATCGGCCCCGTTGTTTATACCCATAAGCGGCGTGTTTCGACTTTAGCTACGCACCCGCTGGCAAACGACGAATTCGGCGTGTCAATGAACCAAGACGCGAGTACGGGCGGCACGCCTTTGGGCATTCACAACGGGTTAGATTCTGCATTGTGGACGGCAAGCGATATTATCGGCACTAAGATGACAGCTAGCTCAGGGGATAGGGCGAACACTGGCTCGTTTAGTGTAAAAGTTGATAACCCTGCTTTAAATAATGTTTGGCAGTTCGACAGAGGGTCAGACTTGACGCTTTCGGGTTACGTGTCAATTACAATGTACGTCAATATAGATAAAGATTGGTCAACGGGCGATAGCGTTTCTATTTACGGGTGGGACACCGCAAGCGGGTTAGTTGTAGGGGTGCCCGTTTTACTAGAAAATTATCTTGCTGAATTTTCGTTCGATGTTTGGCAGAAGGTCACAGTTCCGCTTTCTGATATGGGACTGGCAGCGGAAACAATAGACGCGATTAGAATGTCATTAGTCAGAAAGGGTGGAGGGAAGGCTCCAAAGTTTTATTTGGATGACATGCAATTCGAGCAAACCGGCAATAACATTGCATTTGAATACGCCCCTTCACACAGTGAGATTTTTCATGTGGAAAAAGTGGCGCTAACGTTTTTAGATACATATACGGGCGCGATTGAATACAGTCAGTTTCTCGGTGTTGCTTCCTTGCCTTCTGGTTTGTTGCTTGAGGTCGTTTCGGACGGGCAAACGATTATAGCGACACCGCTTAGAAATACTTTTGATATACTCCAGTTTCCTCAGGCTCAGCCGCTTGAGGTTCACGCAGGGGCTACACAAACAATGATGAAAGCAACGGTAGATTCGATAGTTACGCTAGACGGCGGCAAGGGAGACAGCTTGAGCGTTACGGTCCAGGATGACTTATCTGGCTTAGATGACTTGCGCGTGTGGGTGTTTGGTTCAGTGGAGGTAAAATAATGACAACGAATTTAAAGAACTTTGGCCAAGGTCAATTAGCAGCTTCAGAAGTGTCTCTAGTTGAATCATCCAGCAGTGAAAAGAAGTTCATGGGCGCTATACAGCTATTCAACACCAGCACTTCGAATATTGAGGTTACATTCTGGTTAATGGCGGCGGTAGATACTGGCACAACTGGCAGCGGTGGCAATCAGAAGTATGTTCGAACGATCCCCGCTGGAACTAGTCGCGCTATCATGGACTTTCAAGGCCAAGTAATAGATAACAGCATGAAGTTTTCAGGCAAAGCGGGAACGGCTTCAGTTATTAACTACACCATTAGCGGGACTACTGAAACATGATAAACGTTGCTAACGATAAAACAGAAGGCTTGGCGGTAGTTTCAGCAATATGTAAAAAAGATAAGCTGGTGAATAGAGCTAAGATTCTAGAGTGGGAGGATGTGGCGCGAAAGATGCCGCAAGTAGATATCCCTGTAAAGCATACTATGCACGGAGGTATGTATGCGAGAGAAATTACCATCCCAAAAGGCACGGTGTTAACTGGAGATATCTATAAATTTGATCACCTTGATATCATGGTTAGCGGTGACATAACAGTTTCGACAGACGGCAAAGAGCCAGCCAGGTTAACGGGGTTTAATTTCCTCAGTGGATTATCAGGAAAGAAGAGGGCGGGATTTGCGCACGAAGATACTCGCTGGATAACTATCCATCCAATCGTAGGAAATACAGGTGATGAGGTTCAGTCGTTAATAACAGCCGCCAGCTTTGAAGAGCTTTCAGGATTTAATAGTTCAGTAAATAAAGCTGATTACGCGTTATTTGTTAGCGAAATAGGTATGACTCAGTATCAGATAGACAAACAAGTCTATAACAGTGATGATATGTTGGAGGGTGGCCACTCACTAAACAATGAGCAAGGGCTATCTATAAGGCGCTCAGAAATAGACGGGAAAGGGATTTTTGCTGAGAGGCCATTCTCTAAAGGTGAAATGATATGTTTTGCTAGGGCAGGGGGCGAAAGGACTAGCTATGGGCGGTATACTAATCATGCTTTATTCCCTAATGCGAGAGTTAATCTAGAAGCCGATAGCGTCGTATTTATAGCCGAAAAAGACATTTCAGAAAGCGAAGAAATTACAGTAAATTATAGAGAGTTATTATCAAGCAGAGCTTTGGCGGGTGATTTATGTCAGGAGTAGCAACAGCGGTAGTGGGTTCCGCGCTAATAAGCGGAGTGGTCGCGCATAAAGCGGCAGGAGACGCGGCAGATGCACAAACAGAGGCCGCGCAACTAGGAATAGGTGAACAGCAAGCGGCTAGAGAGCAGGCGCAAGCAGCGGCACAGCCTTTTGTTGATATTGGGCTTAGTGCAGGCGATAAGCTTCAGAGCTTAATCTCAGATCCTACACAGCAGTTATCAGAGATTAATCCGGTAGTTGATTTTCTACGAAACCAGGGGTTTGAGCAGATACAAGAAAGCGCAGCTGCTCAAGGTAGATTAGGTGCAGGTGGGACGCTTAAAGACTTGACCCAGTTCAATACTGATTTAACGTCGACTATCGTCCCTCAACTGCAAAACCAGCGATTTAATCAGTTGTTCAATGTCTTAGGTTTGGGGCAGAATGCAGCAGCGGGTCAAGGCTCAGCAGCGCTTCAGACTGGCACGAATATATCTAACTTGCTAGGCAATGTAGGGGCAGCTCAAGCGGGGCAGCAGATAGGGCAGGCTAATGCTATAACTGGAGGCTTGCAGAATCTAGCGGCGGGCGCCGGTGCTTTTCCTGGATTATTCGCGTCAGCACCAGGCTCAGGATATACACCAGCTCCAAACTCGCAATTCTCAACAGCAACTAACCTAACGCCTCAAGCAATTCAAGGCTCTGGCCCATTAGTATTTTAGGTGGTATATGGCTACATTAAACCAGTTTAACCCTGTAGGCGCATTTCAAAGCGCTAGACAGAACGCATTGACTATTCAAGGCCAAGAGCAAGGCATTGCCAGAGAAGCGGCGGCGGCTCCAGTTAGAAGCCAGCTAGCAGAGCTTCAGCTAGGGCAAGCGCAAAAGACCGCGCAACGGGGTCAGACCCAATTCGACCAAGGCCAAGCATTGCAGCGTGCTAAGATTATGAACCAAGCAGCTACAGCCTTAAAAGGTATTGCGCCGGAAAATAGAGCAGGGGCGTTTACTAGCCTATTGCCTAAACTTCAAGAATTTGGCATTGATACAGCGCAAATAGAACAACAGCCGTTAACAGATGAAAACCTTGATCTGGCTATTTTTAACACTAAAGCGTTTCTAGATAACCCTGAAAAGGCGATAAGTGATTTTACTTTAAGCGCAGGACAAACGAGGTTTGATGCGCAAGGGAATAAAATAGCAGGTGTCGAGCCAAAACCGCCAGCGACATCAAGCATGGAAAAGAACTTGATAGCAGCAGGGCTTACGCCTGGGACGCCAGAATTTGAAGCAGAAGCGAAAAGGTTCATACAAAAGCCAGTAGGGACTCAAATAACTATTGGTGGCGAAAAGAAATTCAAGGAAAAAGTGGCAGAAGGTCAAGCCAAGACCTACGGACGAATAGGGGAAGAAGCAGACGCCGCTATTGATGCGAATCAATCACTTTCTATTATGGAAAATATAGACGTAGAAACGGGGACGTTTGAGCCAGCAAAACAGGCGATAGCGGCGTTCGGGTCGGCGTTTGGTATAGACACCAGTGGGCTAGCTAACGTGTCAGCAGGGGAAGGCTTTAACGCTGAAGCAAAGCGAGTTATTTTATCGGTTAAAGCTTCGCAGAAAGGGCCACAAACTGATGGAGATGAAGCTACTATACGCGACACTGTGGCAAATCTTGGCAACACTAAAGAAGGTAATCGGTTTATTATCGACTCAGCAAGAGCTTTAAATAATCGTAGAATAGAAAGAAAAGACTTCTATGATAACTTTATTGAAAATGCTGGCGGCGACTTCAAGGATGAAACAGGTAAAACAGCAGACAGAGCGTGGTCAGAGTTTAAAAGGAGCACGCCTATGCTTTCCAGTAGATTAAGGACGCCAGAAGGTTTGCCGGTATTCTTTTATAGATTTGAAGAGAGCGTAAGAAAAGCGAACCCAGACGCGACGAGAGAAGAAATAATCGAAGCATGGAAAGCAGCTGATAAAAGGACTAAATAATGGCGTTAATTATCCCTAGAGATGTCGGTGGTACGGCTAATATTGAGCCTCAACAAGCTCAAGAAGTTGAGCCTATTGAGGTTAGAGCTAAAAATCTTATTATTCCTAGAGATGTCGGTGGAATTGAGCGGGAGTCAGTTAATGATAATATCGGTGATAATATGCCTAGCCCAGATATGGGCATTCAGCAAGATCAGCCACAGCAACAGAGTCAAGATACTGACTTGTTACAGGAAATTGATAGCGCCATTTTAAGTACTGCTCCAGGGCGGTTTTTATCTGAATTAGCCGCAGGGGCTAACCGGTCAGTATTTGAAACGTTAGATTTTTTCGGGCCAAGTACTGTAAACGCAATTTTAGAATTGGCTGGCAGTGAGTCAAGAGTAGGCACAGCAAAAGGTAGCCTCGGCTCCGCGGGCGGATTTATGGAGCCTGGAGCTGCGAGAGATATTACGCAAGCAGTAGGCCAATTAGTACCAGTAGTAGGCGGGGCGGTTCCCGCAGTTGGTCGAAACTTAGCTTCAGCTAGTGGAATAGCAAAAGAGGCTTTAGGTTTGGGCGCTGCTAAGATTACACAGCCAGTTAAAGCGGGCTCAGAATTGGTATCACAAGCGTTTCCAAGTAAAGCAAGGCAAGAGGCTAAACTACCTTTATTAAGGGGTGCGGGGGAGGCTAAAGGGGCTGGATTTAAGCTTAGTGAGGCGGGGAAAGTTGTTAAGGATGCAGCTCAACAAAGCGCTCTGAAGGCCGACATACCTAATGATGCAGTGGCGTTTATATCCTCAGCAAGTAAGGCGACTAAAAAGCGAATGGGCGAAATGGTCGAAGTGCTAGAAAAAGGCAAAGAAAGCCGTAGATATCGAGCGTTTAACGTGCCGCAGCAGGTAATAGGTGAGGCGTTAGAGGATAGGCTTAGAGTTTTACAGAAGACAAATAGACAGGCGGCTAGCCAGTTAGATGAGGTGGCGGAAGCGCTAACAGGTCAGCGCGTAGATGTGTCGGCACCAATGGAAGCGTTTCAAGAAAGCTTAGCTAAGCAGCGAATAAAGATAGGGCCAAGAGGAAATTTAGTATTTAAAGGCTCTAGTATTGAAGGGCTTAATAACCCGCAAAAGATCATTTCAAATGTTTATAATCGGTTAAGGTTTACGGAAGACCCAACCAAAAACGCTTTGAGAGTCCATGACGCTAAAAAGTTCATAGACGAGCAGGTAAGTTACGGGAAAAGCCAAGACGGATTAAGCGGCACGATGGAAGGCGTTATAAAAAAGTTACGCCATGACTTAGACGGTGTTTTAGATGCTGGGTTCCCGAAATATGATGAAGTTAATACGGCATATTCCGAAACTAGAAAAGTTATAGATACGCTTCAGGATTTAGCCGGTAAGAAAGTTGATTTAACGGCTGATGACGTTAGTGGTGCTTTAGGGACTATGTCGCGTAAAGTTTTAACGAACTATAATACAGGGCAACCAGTCAATCATGTCATAGATGCACTAGACGAGTTTGGTAAAAAGTACGGCACGCCATTGGCTGCAAGTAAAATGGATGATGATATTAAGGACTTGGTAGCTATGGAGTCATATCTTAGAGAGGCATTTTCAAGAGCAGCGAAGCCAGGTTCATTAGAGGGAATAGGGCGTAATGTAGCCGGTGGAACGGCCGAAGCAGTAACAGGTAATAAAATAGGCTTAGCGTCTAGAGCGTTTCGAGCGGCGGGAGAGGTATTTTCGCCAAGTGAAGAGGCTAAGATAAAAGCATTGAAAGAGCTAATGAAATAATTAAAAGGTGATAAATAATGTCGTGGTCAATTTTAGCAGGCTTACCAAGAGTTCTATTCGATGCCAATGGCGATCCTTACAGCGGCGCGGTTCTAAAGGCGTATCTACCAGGCACAACAACCAGTACTAGCCTAGCTATTGATAGTGCAGGCTCAAGCCCACAAGCAAGCATTACATATAATGCAGAAGGCAAGCTAGAGGTTTCAGGTAATGAGATTCAGGCGCACATTGATAGAAAATGTAAATACGGAATCTTCGCCAATGCTACAGACGCAGCAGCTAATACGCCTTTTTACATGGGGCCGTTTGATAATGTAGAGCAAGTGTCTGCGGCGACAGATTTATTGGCCGCCAATTTGCTGGCTAGTAACGGTACGTCTTTAATTACTCACACGCAGTCAGCGGTAGATTATAACCTAGCTGCTTATTTGCAGAATGGTTATATTGTCAATGCAAAAGACTATGGCGCTGTAGGTGATGGCGTTACAGATGACACGGTGGCGATACAGGCGGCTATAGATTTTGTAGCATCTACAACAGAAGCTGGTGGAATATGTTACTTACCAGAAGGGAAGTACTATGTCACAGCAGAGATCACAATACCAAATGGTATCTACTTAAAAGGTGCGGGAAGAGGCAGAGTTGGCGCAGCCACTGGATTCTTAGGAGCAACTACAATCTTTGCAGAGCATACGGGTGCTAGTGTGCTCAGTCTCAAAGGATCTGTCAGTGTAAAACTCAGTGATTTTAATGTTGAGACAGATTCGACCACATACCCAAAGACTGGTTTAGCTCTAGGTAGAGACGCAGCAGCATCAGCAGGTCACCATAATATCAGCTTCTTGCGTATACAAGGGTACTTTAGTGCGGCTGCTATTTATTGCATAGCGTCAGAGGTTAATACATGGCAAGACCTATACGTCCATAACCTTGGCACATCTGGTGCAAAGTACTGCTTCTACACTAGCCAAGCTGACGACTTATCCGTAGATAGTTTTGTCACATCTTCTAACGTTGATCAGACATTAATAAGCATGTATCTACTTAACTCCTCTACAGATGTAGACAGTGCTTGTTACTATAAGCATACGTCTAACCAAGGGGACACTACAGCGGAGACAGGTGGTTGGACTTGGATTAGTCCTTACTTTATACCTACTGCTGGCGCGTATGCTCATCTACACAACAGCACAGCATTAACATCCTTAGGGGCAGACGCTTTCTATAACCTAAAAGGTGAGAGACTTGGTTCAGGTGATCCAGACTTTGGCCTTAAGATTACTTCTGACGTTGCCTTCACGCTTCCAGGGCTAACTATTGCAGGAAGCAGGCTGAACTTTCTTGTGAGGGGTAGAGGTAATCCACTTTCCCTTGGTACAGATGATACATCTACGTCAGCCGCATTTATGACAGATAGTAGTGCATCATTCATTGCCAATGAGTTTGTGGGGATGATTATAGAAAACGGTACAGATGGTAGCTCAGGGTATGTAACAGCTAATACTGCTACAACAATTACCGCTACGCTATCTGGTGGCTCATTAAACGTATGGAACAGTGGCGACTCTTACACTGCCGGTATCAAATATTATACTGGGGCTGATGACACGTCCACCTCGGCAGCTTTCATGGCTGACTCGTCAATAGCACTCAAAGTGAACGCGCTCGTGGGTCAGGTTATAGAGAATGAAACTGATGGCAGCTACGCCTTCATTACTGCTAACACCGCGACAACTGTCACAGGTACCCTCAAGGGTGGAACTTTAAATGCATGGAATAGCGGGGACACTTATTCAATAAGCGATAAATACTCACTGTTTGTAGACTCAAACATAAGTATGACTAATACAAACTTAGTTATGCAGCAGCCTGAAGCGTTCCCTTATGCTCTAAATAGGTATGATCGCAATAAAATCAAAGGCGGCGTGTTTCAGGTAGGCCGAGTTGCAACATGGGAAGATGCAACGCTATTGAATAGCTGGATTAATAACTTTGGATCACCTGTAGCGGGGGCAGGCTATAGCATGGACGCTACGGGAAATGTAAAGCTTAGAGGTATAGTGAGTGCTGGGGCGTCTAGTACGATCATGACGCTGCCTGGCGAGATTAGACCAAAAGAAGATCAATTCTTCTCTACCATAGTTGGGTCATCAGGGTCTGAGCAGGTAGGAAGGTTGAAAGTAACAGCAGCTACGGGTAATGTAACGTTAGACTATGGCTACCCTAATAATAGAGTAGTCCTAGATTCAATTCAGTATAGGACAGGTTAAGCTTTTGGTGTGAGCTTGTTTTCTCTTATCAGCTTACGATACCGCGCTATTTCGGCTTTAATATCGAAGTAGTGCGGAAATACCTTTTTTAGCTCCTTATGATTAGTTTCGCATTCAAGCCATTCAACAAACTCAATCCCTTTTTCGTCAATCAATCGCTTTCTATAAACAGCCTGATTCCCTGAGAGCTGGCAGTTACATTTATAGCATTGCATTCTCATATTGGCTAGCATAAACCGGCGCGGGTCTACCTGCTTGGCTGGCATATAGTGACCTACATGGAAAGCTTGGCCGGTATCGGTAAATCTTTGGGGCTTGTCGCATGTGTAGCAGGGCTCACCCTTTCGAAGCTGATGCTTCACATGGTAGTGAATAGCCGTCTTTAGGTTGCCATACCACTCAGAGCGCTTTTTAATTCGCTCTTTGTCAGCTTTATGCTTCTTATTATCTGCCTTAGCCGCCCTTCTAATCGCCCTCTCTTTATCCGTGGCTGATTTATCCATAGCCCATTTAGTAGCGTGTTCGAAGTCGCAGAAGCTGCCAGTGTTGACTTTTATATGATCATACCCAAACACGCCACACTGCTTACATTTTCGCTTAGCTGCCATAATATTCACTCATGATAGGATTTAGCTATCATTTCATCTTTGCAGGGCCAGGGACAAAACAAACCATGCTCTATAAGCTTAGTATTGAGCGCGTCATAGATTTCTGAATACTGCCCAGGCGTCGGCTTAGTCGATGAATCAAACCCCGTTATAGCCTTCTGTATCGGCCCCCATATATATTCCTTTACTAGCGCTTCATTAAATGGCACCGGATAGCCTTCTTTAATGAATTCTCGAAAATCAAACCCGCCATCGTTTAAAGCTTTTGCCAAGTGTGCGCAAAATAAATGCAATGTTCTATTTTGAGTTAGCGTTCGAGCCTTAGCGGACTTAGCAGACACCTTAATGGCTTTATCTTTCTCGAATTTAGCGCGAAGGAATGCAATGTAATCGTCCAGCGCCTTTTGATTGTTTATTATTGTTTCCATATTCCCCCTTTCCTGTATAACAGATTAAAAGCATGTTATAGCGGATTCCGTATAACACCCTAAAATACGGAGTCCGTCTAATAAAGTGTTATGTGTTCTTATCTTCCATACTGCCTAAGAATCTTTGATACAGCACCAAGACATTCAGCCCCTTCAAATTCATCCAAAATATCAACTATTTTATTTTCTAGCTTATCTATCTGTGCGTCCTTCGAATTGCAATCGGACATGTAGCCGCATATAACATTCTCAACCTCGTCACGCTCTTTCTGTCTAAGGTTTAGGCCTTCCACATACTTCCTTGCTATCTCTACACTCATTCTTATTCCTCCAATTAATCACATAACAACGGCATTAAATTCGACCTCGTACCTCGGCGCTTTATACCAAAGGTTATGTGTTAAAAGAATCTCTAAAATCGAAATTAACACCATCTTGGTCTATCAAGACTGCAAGTGGCGCACCTTCACTAACTAAACCTAGCTGGTCAGGATAGACTTTTACTCCGTTAAAAATAGAGCATGACTGTCCAGCACTTCTAGCCTCTTTCAATCGCTCAATATCGTTCTTATGCATGATAATAGAGCCTCCATTGCTTAGTATTTCAGCTAGCTTTTCATCGTCACACATAACAAGGCGCTCAACTGGATTCGTTACATTCTCTTCGTTCATTTCACTCACCTGTTAGCTTGTGGTTATACGCCCTTAGCCTTCATTCTTCTCCACTTGCCTTTAATGCTTTTTAAAGGTCTGCCAAACATCTGTTCTATCTCTCGATCTCTTTCGAAGCTCCATACCATAAAGTTATCAAGCTCTGGCCCTAACTCTCTAATCTTCGTAGCCTCTTTATCAGTAAATAGTTCCCCCTCGTTTGGAAATCTATCATGCCTAGCCTTCTTGTTCCTCCTATCTCTATTTAGCATTTTGACGCCTTCTATTAGGTCGTCTCTTATAGACTCTGGCGCTTTCATTTCAACCCATGCTTTAATTAAATCAATTTCCATAATTCCCCCAATAATTCGTATAACAAAGCATTATTGCCGCTACGCTCGGACGCTGTCGCGCCGCAAAATTTAATGGTTATGTGTTACCCACCCCAAGGTAGATGGTCAACTTTTATATGTACATCTGCTTTATTTTCAGACGATATAATTCTGTCTATATGTGTCATGTCGTCACAGGGGCATTTGTCATCAATGGTCACGTTAAAACCTGCTTCTTCTAAGGCATTTTTTATTACAAATATCTCAGCCGCCATAGTTTCGCCTAGGCCACTAATCCTTATCGTGGTCATGCTTTCTCCTTAATTAATAATCACATAATAAAGCATTGCAGCGCATTAACTATGCCCAAACTAACCGTCATTATCTAATTGTTATTATTTATCGTTTTACATATAGATATAGGTTAAATCTATACACGTCATTGCTGACATGTATAGATTATTGGATTTAGCTAGAAGGGCACGCCGGAGCTTTGCGGGTTATTCTGATTATATTGCTGTTGCTGTTGTACTTGCTGCGGATTAAGAGGCGCGCCATTTTGCACGTATTGCTGCTGTTGCTGCGGCTGCTGGTTGTGTTGTTGCTGCTGATTATCATCACTAAAGAAAGAAACCATAACGCTATCTCGGATAGGCTTGTTTTGCTTCATAGCGTAAGCGTTCTGCTTAGCCAGGACACCAGCTAATGAGATAGAAGGGTCTAATAGCATATACTCGCCATTATCGTTACTGAGAACGACCCCTAACTTAGTATATTCACCTTTAGTTTCACCTTGCTGATTCTGGTAATCACCTGTTTTTGCTACTACTCGTTTTGACATTTATTAACCCTCTTTAATTGATTTGCGTTCGTCTGTTGTAAAAATGCCGCCTTTACTGGGGGCGACCCAAATAGATGTTTGCTCTTCCTCGCTTAACTCTGCATAACATTCTTTAGCATAGTCTATATTGCCTTCAGCTATAGCCTCCTTAATCGCTACAATACTACCCCAGTTATCTCGAATAGCTTTAGCCTGCTTGTTATAAAACTCCATAGCAGCCTCTTTAGCCGCCATTACATTTTGCTGAATAATAGCGTCGGTCACTTCGTTAGCTGTCGCGTATTCAGTACCGCCAAGCCCAAACGCGGCCAAGGCGCGGCCGATAGCGCTAGTTTCACAGTTCTCTAAAGCAGATGTTTTGTTGATATTGGTTGATCCTCTAACCTCTTCAGCAAACCCAGTGGCCACTTCAAACCCTTCTTTATCAACTATAGAGGCTTTCATTTGCACGTTTTGCCCAGCATCTATAATTTCAGACCGAATGGCGTACTCTAGCTTGTATTCCGCCCTGAACTCGCTTACACGCTCTGCTACCGTCTTATACTGCTTGCCATGTATATTTACTGGCATGTTTGCCTCCCCCCTAATTCATACCCTAACGAGTACCCTTTATTGTATTGGACGCATTTACTTAGATTAGGCTTGCCCGTCATAGCGTCATCGTAACCCTTATCAAATTTCTTCTGATCAGTCGCACCATGAAATATATGGTTAAGCTGGTTTTCTAGCTGTATCGTACTATTCATCATTCCCCCTTAATTATATCTAATTGTTTGCGCAGACTTTTAAAAGCGTCTAACGCGGCTTTGTAGCCTTCAAGCGCTCCAGTAGTGAAATGTGTTTCGTTCATTTCTTGTACGCCTGAAATCATGCTTTCAAGATACGCCTGGTGGTTGTTTAAAAGCTCTCTTTCTAAATTATCCATACTACACCCCCATTAAAGCCAGTAGAGGCTCAGCAAATAAGCAAATAGAAAACGCGGTAGCTGCTAATATGTTATTTTTCATTACCATGCCACCCCGAACCATAGGCCGACGCCGTGAATTATCCCAACGGGGAATATAAACGCCCCAGCTATTAACAATAAATATTTAGCTGCTACCAGGCAGTGAATGACATGAGTCAGCCAGCCACAAATTATAACCGCCATAAAAAACACTGGAATTAAATCTTTCATTATTCTTCCCCTTTATCGTAATTATCGGCAAACCTTTTGGCATTGCCACTTGTTATCCATTTATCAAAACCTTGCGCTATAGATAGCTTAAGCTTCTTAGCATACTTTCTAATACATCGAGCTTGAATTATTGCCCTTCGTTTCTGCTGCTCAGGTTTCATAAGTCATCTATTGCGCTGAGTTGATGCAGTAATCTTAGACTTTATTTTCAATTGAGTCAAATATATTTAACACATTATTGACACTTACTGTGCGAAAGATTATATTTAGAATCACATTAACAAGGAGAATGAAATGGCAGCAGTGCGAACAGATACAATATTAGGCGAGCTGAATTATATTGCGGAATATAAAACAGATAAATCGCCGCACAGATTCCACTCCAACCAGGCAATAGTGGCGGAGTTGGTCATAAAAGAAGCGGCACGAATTAAGAAACTACGGGAGAGAATGAAGTGAAACGCTTAATAACATTTAATCTAATTGCGGTTTGTTTTCTGCTCGGCATGGCAAGCAGTGACCGTAAAACCATAAAAGACCATGTTATAGCCACCATCAAAGACAACGGCTGCACAACAAGCCAGCAAGAAGCAGCGCAAGGCAAGACGCGAATCGAAACGTATAACTACGCAATGTTAAGGGGAAAATAAGCAATGAAAGACTTACTACTAATAATAACCTTCATAGCAATATGGGCAGGTTGTACAAGTGCAGGCGGGATAATAGGCTTCTGTTTTGGATGGCTTCCTGGTTCGCTTATCGCTAATGTTTTCTTTGGGAGGGGATGATATGGATATCGAAAAACTTCAAAATGAATGGGACTCATTTATAGCTAGATATCCAAGCGCATACGTCGGCGGAGCGTTTGTGAACTTTCTTGGCAAAGTTGAAACAATGCAGCAGGTAGAGGGGGCTGACTTTGGAGAGAAAGTGGAGTGGCTAAAGACCAAAGGAATTAAGCGGCTTCCTCGCTTTTCAGGTGACTCTATCGGGTGGTGGAGAGTATTTAAAAAGCTCCCTATATCTGCATGGTTGGCTCGGGCTGTGCCAGGATCGTTTAATAAGTTGCATGGTAAGACGGAGGAGGAAAAAATAGCTTTCTTACAGTCATGCAGGTTTAAGCGGCTGAAGGCCGGTAGAAGTCGCCAAAACGCTATAAGAAAGGCGCAAACGGCAAGCGGTGGCGCAGTGTATAAAGTATCTGTTCGAGACCGAGATAAGCGCACTTCATGGAGCACAGTTAAATAAACTTGAACTTTAGTCATAAACGACTATAATTAATTTAACGGCGTGGAACCCGTTTAGAAAGTGAGATGGTTCGAAGGTGTATTGTTATATGGTTTAGGTAGGCTCTTTTGCTCCTTCTCCGCCTCGTTCCAACTAGGCTGTATAACAATATGCCTTTTTTTGTGTCCAAAACAAATCAATATGAATTGCTGAATGTGAAAGGCATTAGCAAGCTGGGAAGGCCATCCAGCTAGGACACACCCTTTCTAAATATTCCCACGCCCCATTAAGAACCAAAGCTAGAGCGGTTTAATAGGGTAATCACGAGCCACCCTTCTTAATGACTCAATAGATGTAATACCGAAGCGGTCTATTGTTTATAAATCAGGTACAGCGATATTAGTTCAACCTGAAAGTGCGGCGACAGTTAACATAGCGTGTTCATTGGTCTAAAAACCTTGCACTAACTTGCGTTAACTGGGGGATGCTCTTCTAATGCAGAAATGTAATAAGTCCCCACTGTAGAGAAAGACTACAGCAAAAACGTTTCCTGACTCGTACCATTTCGTTTTTTGAAAGCCTTAAAGTTAGTGGATTGTTTTTTTAAAACACCATTTCCTTTAGGGCTTTTATATTCCATTAGATAGCCAGGATCTGAAACCTTTCGTTATTGTAGAGATAAGATTATGAGCAAAGTTAAAGAGTATCCAAGTAAAGAATATTTAGAGACTAACTACACATATAAAGATGGTTGGCTAATAAGTAAAAGAAGTGGTAGAAAAGTTGGAAGCAATACAAAAAAATATACTATGGTTAATATATCCGGCGAGCTTTATTCAGCTCATAGATTGATTTGGATATTTCATAAAAACGAAAGCCCAAAAAATGATTTAGACCATATAAACAGAAACAAACACGATAATCGTATAGAAAATTTAAGATCAGTTAGTCGATCTGAAAATGTGCATAACTCAGGCAACAGGAGCAACGGTTTGTGTAAAGGAGTTAGTTATCGACCAGAAAGGGAAAACTGGCGCTCTTACATAATGGTTCTTGGCGTAATGAGTAGATTAGGAACATCAAGCACGTTCTTTGAAGCGTGCTGTGTTAGAAAGTCTGCAGAGCTTAGATTAATCAATAATTAGGGGTAATGAATGAAATTAATAAACGGCGATTGCTTGGAAGAAATGAAAATAACAAAAAAATTCCTTTTAGACCACAGAACCAAAAGCGGAGCATGGACGCGCGAACAGCTAAGAATCATAGGCGTAAATTGGCCGCCCGTTAAAGGCTGGCAAAGCTTGGTGGCAGGAAAGGAGCTTACGGGTGCAGAGGTAGCCGAATTCATTAGAGCTAAGGATAAGCCAGGAACAGGACTAAAAACGCTGGAAAAGGCTTATTTATGCGTAATGAAGAACGTTAGTAGGTTAAGTAAAGGCCAGATGATAATGTTAAGAGATGAAATAAACAAAGAGGTTATGAAATGATAAAAAGAATAGAGGAGCATATAGAATTCCATAAAGCTATTGATAGCCATAAATCAGACGTGGCATTTTTAGAGGAGGTAAAGCTTTACATTCAACAATTACAGGAGGAGTTAGACGGCTTTGTAACTCAATATGGGTGTGATTGCGGGCATCCTCACTGCTCGAGATGTAGAGATACTAAAGACGCATTTGAGATATTAAACAAAGAGGTGAAGAGATGAAAGATTCAAGTGTAGAAGGCTTTATATCGGGCGTTATTATTACGTTATTCTTTCTTTATGCGTTCGGGATGCTTTAACTATCAAAACCTAAACACCCATAGCTAAAATCAATTAGATAAAAGTAAAGAATAAGACCATAGTTAATGCGCAATAAATAATTAATAAGGGGAAAGAAATGTTAGACGAAATAAGATGGCTACTAAAGGGTCTAGAGGATATGGATCTAGATGAAAAAGTTGAACTGATAAACAATATACGCGAAGACCTTCATGAGTACTCGCCATTCAAAGAAGAGCCGGTTGATTTTGTACGGTGGGTTAAGTGTGACGATGTGGTTTCTAATGATTACAACCCAAACAAAGTAGCTCCACCAGAAATGAAGCTTTTAGAGCTGTCTATTGCTAATGATGGTTATACACAGTCGATAGTTTCTTGGAGCAACCCAGAAAAACAAAAAATAGAAGTTATTGATGGCTTTCACCGTAACAGAGTAGGAAAAGAATCTAATGTAGTTAAAGCAAGGGTGAATGGTTATCTGCCTATTGTGGATATCCGGAAAGAGCAAAGCAATAAGCAGGATCGCATAGCTTCTACAATCCGACACAACAGGGCGCGAGGTAAGCACCAGGTTGATGCTATGAGTGAGATAGTAATAGAACTGAAGAATCGTAATTGGCGCAACGCCCGTATATCTAAAGAGCTTGGTATGGATGAAGAAGAGGTTTTACGTCTCTGTCAGATTTCAGGCTTAGAGCACTTGTTTGGGGATAAGGACTTTAGTCGAGCGTGGGAGTCTTCTGACGTAGCTGAGGAGTGGGAGGATATCACAGACGAAGTGGAAGATGATTTGATTTTAGCTTATCGAACAGCTAACACTAACGATAAGTCTAGAGTATTCCATACGTATGATAAATGGGAGTGCCATAAAGCAGGCTTTTACGCTTCAAACTTCGATGGCAAAACTTCTGATGAATGCAAGCAGGCTTACGCGGACTTCCTATCAGATGATGATAAATTTAGACCAGCGGTGACATCCGTTGTTAATGAGTGGACTAACTCGTGCGAGCATTACCTAACAAATATAGCTATGAATCGAATAGCGTGGCTTGGCCAAGCTGCTATGTGCTATGCAACAGGAATACCGTCTAAATATTGCGCTGGGTTTAATTTACTCAGCCAAGAAGAGAAAGATTGTGCAAACCTAATTGCTTTAGATGCGCTTAATGATTGGCTGCTAATGAATGGCCGTGAGCCTGTCAGCCTTGATGAAGGTTTAAGTGCTGGCCGTCAAATGGAGATTTACTAATGTCTAAGAAAGTCTATCAAGAAGAAAGTGTATTAAGTGCATCTAGAAACAGGATATCTGAGATATTCGACAACTTTGAAAAGATGTATATAAGTTTTAGTGGCGGCAAGGATAGCACTGTAATGAGTCATTTAGTTCTAGAGGAAGCAGTGAAGAGGGGCCGAAAGGTGGGATTATTAATTATTGATCTCGAAGCTCAGTATGACGAAACTATAAAGCATATTGATGAAATGGTTGAGATGTACAAAGATAACATTGATCTTCATTGGTTTTGTGGTGAATTGCTTTTACGGAATGCGGTAAGCGACTACGAGCCAAAATGGGTGTGCTGGGATGAAGACAAGAAAGATATTTGGGTCAGAGAAAAGCCTGAACATGCGGCGGACTTATCCCAATACCCATTCTATGTGCCTAAGATGGAGTTTGAGGAGCTTATGGTAATCTTTGGTGAATGGTATTCTCAAGGGGAAGAGTGCGCGGCATTTATAGGGATTAGATCAGATGAAAGTCTTCATCGTTATAGAGCTATCACCTCATTAAAAGAAGGGAAAATGTTTAATGGGCGAAAATGGACTACAAAAATAAAATCTAATCTGTTTAATATTTACCCTATCTATGATTGGCGAACAGAAGATATTTGGTTATTTCATTCTCAAAACAAAGAGCTTGGCCATAACCGGATATATGACCTAATGACAAGAGCTGGCGTGAAGTTTAGTGAACAGCGCCTATGTCAGCCGTTTGGCGATGATCAGAAAAAAGGCTTATGGCTGTATCATATACTGGAGCCAAGAACATGGTATAAGTTAATTAATCGAGTAAGTGGCGTAAATTCAGGAGCGCTCTATACTCAAGAGATTGGAAATATAACTGGGAATAATAGAATATCTAAGCCAGATTCGCATACATGGGAGTCATATACTAACTTTCTTCTACGATCACTCCCGAAAAAGACGCAAGATAATTATCGAGAACGGTTTATTAAATATATTGCTGGATGGAAGCAGCGAGGGTATAAAAAAATACCTGATGCGGCCCCGCATGATTTGGAAGTTAAGTGTTGGGCTCCTTCGTGGAGAAGGGCTTGCCGGTGTATATTAAGAAATGATTATTACTGCAAGGGGTTAGGTCAAACACAGCCTAAATCAGAAGCGTATGGCAAGTTTAAAAACCTAAAGCAGATAGCGAAATTGAACAAGGAGGCTGAGGAAAATGCGGTTTCCTGACGTATCCATAGATAAAAGACCTATGCTTGGGGCGTGGGCTCCAGGCGGCTATATTGGGGAGTGCCAAGAATGCTCAAAAGAGTATATAGGCGATAAACGATCATTAGAGTGCGCTGATTGCGCATATAGCAAAGAGGTGGTATGCGATGAAGCGACCAACAGTAGAAGAAATAAACGAGTACATGCAAGAAAGGGGGTTTTTCACGACAGACCAAGCAGAAGCCTTCCACGACCATTTTGAAAGTAATGGCTGGATGGTCGGTAAAAATAAAATGAAATCATGGAAAGCAGCCGTGAGGACGTGGATACGCAACGCGAAGAAGTGGAGCAATCGAAATGGCACATATCAACAACCTAATAAAACAACACACGCCCAAAGACAGCACCAGCAAGCAGCAGACGCATACAAGCAGATGGAGCTTGAGCACACAGAAAGCTGTGCTGGGGCTGTTCGCCCGCTTCAGTGACTTGTACGGCGCGTTAGCTCAGTCTAAAGGGTTGGAGATATATAGGGAGAATTCAAGCGAGTTTACCAGGGAGTATCAATTATGGTGCCTAAAGCTAAATGATATTGACATGGAAGGCATAGCGCGAGGTGTTGAGAATCTGGAAAAGCAGATTGAAGAAAACGCCAAGAACGGCGAGAAGTCGTGGCCACCGTCTTACGCTGAGTTTAGAGGCTTATGCTATAAGGCTGAGGCAAAAGCTTGTCACAAGCTACATGTAGGGCTGCCAGCGCCAAAGATGAGCAAAGCAGAACGAAGCGAAAAGATGCGGAGCGTTTTAGATTCCGTGGGTAGCTTAAAATATAAAGGGGAACAAGAATGAAATGCGATGTGTGCAAGAAAGACTTTAGACCAAACACTAAGGCACAAAAACGATGCTCAAAAGAGTGTGTAAAAGAACATAAGCGGCTAGAGTATATTCGGAAGGGTAAAAAATTAGCCTCGTGTGAGATATGCTCAAAAGAGTTTGCGCGGATTTACTCAAGAGAAAAAACGTGTAGCAAGTCATGCTCAGCTAAACTAAGAGAGAAGAATAAAAAACCAGGGGTTTATATTCCCTTGCCATTAGATACGCGAAGTCCAGAAATCAGAATGAAAAACATGTTTTTATTAAGAGGGGCGGCATAATGATCAAATTCATGAAGAGACACAAAGGCGCAATTATCCCAAAGCGACAGACGCCAGGCGCGGCGGGGTTTGATATTCACTATGACGGTAAGTCGCGAATGCTTAAGCGTGGGCATGGGTACACCTTCTCGACTGGCGTAAGTATGTCTATACCGCATAACACAGTAGCATTCATTAAGCCGCGTTCAGGGTGGGCCGCTAAGCACAAAATAGACGTTTTAGGCGGGGTGATAGATTCAGACTACACCGGAGAGGTTAAGGTCATTTTAATGAATCACGGTCATAGTGATCACTTTATCAATACCGGCGATAGAATAGCGCAGATAGTCGTTTTAGAAATAGAGACCAGGGCGATAGAGGTTGACCGGATAGACGATACAGGGCGCGGTGAAGGTGGTTTTGGGAGTACTGGCGTATGAAACAAGATCGATATTTAAACGAAGATGGCACAGATTGGATAGACGAATGCGCCGCAGCGTTCACCCCTGAAGAGTTTAGGGGTGCGATGAGGTTCACTATAGGTAAGTATAAAAAGCGCTTAGGCAAGAAGGACGCTATCTGTATGGAGAACGCGAAGATCTTAGACTATCAGAAGCGGTGGGAAGAATACGAGATAGCTAGAATCTATCAAATGCTGAAAGCTTATAAATAACTATAATTAGATAAATCGTGCGTTGGCCACTAAAGTTAATGCACGAACTAACAAGAACCAAGGGGAATAGGAAAATGTTAATTAAAACTCGCTATAAGATAGGCGACACAATTAATAGCGGTGGAAAGTGCGGTGTTATAGCTTCATTTCTTACCGAGCAAACAGCAATACATGAGAAAAAGACAGGAAAGTCAGGTAGAACAATTAAAGGGAAGCGTATAGGGTATGAAAAGCCAGAAATAACAATATATAGGCTTCATTGCGGGAAAATTCTAAAAAGCTCAAATAAATATGTAGGCTTAGACTATATTTAAGGGGAAAGGAAAATGGAACAAGAAACAGTGATCTACTTTATCAATAACAGCGCGCCACTTTACGTGGAGTCATACTTTGCTGATTCGCTAGTAAGTAAGCTTAAATTATGCGGCCTAGAGGCTTATGTTTTACCGGCCTTTTGCAAAGAGCAAGCAATGTGAGCTGGTTAATACCTCTCGATCATTTTGAAGAATGGGAGAGAGGAGTTTTACAGATGGACGAAAAGAGCATTATGTTTTTAGCTCTGCACGACGAAATAGATTTATTTTGTGCTGGCGTAGAACTAATCGAACGAGAAATAGAAACAATAATGACTAGCTCAAAGCATTACGTTAACGCTAGCAAGCAATTTAAGGGGAAATGATATGTATTCATTTGATACAGAGATATTAGGGGTAACAGCAGAGATAGAGGGCGTTTTTGATCCTGGCGAAAAAGAATCACTTAACTGCCCAGGTGAACCGCCGTCTTTTTCAATAGAAGCAATCACTATCAATGACGAAGAGTTTGAGATTGATACACTTAATACAGAAACGCTAGAAGCTATAAGCGATGAGGCGTTTGATAAAGCAGCCGATGACATGAATGAATACCATTCAGAGAGGGTTAACTGTGAATAGAAAAGAAATTATCGAAGGCGTAAAACGCAAAGGCTCGCACGGCCTAATACTAAACCCTAACCTTAAAAGCCAGACAGAGAGAAGCTGGAAGCAGATAAAGCGGTATTCTTTGCGGGTGGCGGAGAAATTGAGCAGATAGCCAGTGTTGATGAGTTTACAAATACAAAAAAAGCGGCTGCAATTTACAGCCAAAACTAAGTAATGTCGTTAAAGCGTTTTGGGTAATCAGGCTATTCAGCAGGAATCTGCTACACGAACTTGTTGGGATAATGGAATGAAGGCGTATATTAATAGAAAGAAATTTATAGTTTATGAGCCGCACTACACGCAAGGAGACATACACAAAACTGTTTACAGCTGGTTTCAGGCTAAAAAGCTTTGTAATAGATGGGGGGTGGGTAGTGAAATCAGCGTTGCTAGACTGAAGGGTGGAGCCAGAATAGGCTCATTAAGTTTTTGGAATATCGAAGATACATTTGAGTGGCTATAGACATATAGCCATTTTATTAAACGGCACAGCTTTACCGTGTCCGTTTGAATTGGTTGTTATGTGTAAATAAATTAGGATGAAGTAAATGGACGCACCAAGAGATATAGAAATATTAGTGTTTAAAGATGGCAGGTGGAATTTTGCTCAATGGGTTACACCAGAAGATACAAATGCTCCAGAACCTATGTATATAGATCGTGAAGGTTTTTGTATGAATGATTTTGAGGCGTGGCATTACTTGCCTAGATATGACACATAACACTTTATTAGGCGGACTATCGTATAACCCCGATTTTAGCTGTTATACGGGAAGCACGTATAAGCCTGTCGTTTAAACAATTTAAAAAGGGTAAGAAATGAGAGAGATAAAAGAAATCGTGATCCATTGCGCAGCTACAAAACTAACTCAAGATATAGGTGCTGAAGATATAAAGAAATGGCATGTTAGCGGCAACGGGTGGCAAGATATAGGCTATCATTATGTCATTAGGTTGGATGGCTCAATCGAAAAAGGGCGTGATATTGGTATAGCTGGGGCTCATTGCAGGGGGCATAACTTCAAGTCTGTCGGCATATGCCTGGTCGGTGGGCTAGATGAAAATATGAATCCGTGCGATAATTACACCAATCATCAGTATAAAGCGCTTAGGCAGCTGCTTAGGTTTTTGGTTATTACGTTCCCGGGATCTGCCATATTAGGGCATAGGGATGTAAGCGGCGTTAGAAAAACGTGTCCAAATTTTGACGTAAAAGGGTGGTATTATGGCTAAATCTAAACCAACAAAGAAAAAGAATAACGCAGGGCCAATAAAAGCGCCGAAGTCAGGCCGCAAGGCCCGAAAGTGAAAGTTTACCCCTTGCCTGATATTCAGGCATTTATAGCGGCGCGAGTAGGTTTCAATGTAAGTTGTCTTATTGCGCAATATGCCGCTTTTTTTATTCTGCTAAGTTTCGACTTCTTTTCTGGGGTCGATTTCATGTTCACCTTATTTATCACAGCTAGCCCGTATTTTTATCTAGGCTGGTTCGCGTCTAAGATTCAAGCTAGCTCATATGCCGAGAATATCCTTCTTCAGGTATTCATCTGCCTGCAGGGTGTAGCAATAATTAATTATTTTGGAATGGCTATGTCATACCTATTCGGCGGTGATAATTACAGCGCATTGATAGCGGGGCAATTAGACCTAAATAGCGTGTTAATAGCGTGTGATATAATGACGCTGGCGGTAATTGCGTATGGAAGCCGCAGGTATAGCACTATCTGATATATCCATTTTGCTCTTTATGCTATATTGGTCTACTAAGCTAATCAATATAGTGATTAAGAAGTTAAGAGCTAAAAAAGGTGATAACATTGGCATACGATAACATTATAGCGGCGGGTTTAGGCGGCTTGGCATCGGCGCTTAGATATAATAAGCAAGGTTGGCTGATTTGCATTCAGATATTTATAGCGGGATTTTCGTTATCTCTGTTTGCTGGTGATAATGTCGCCTCGTTAGTTATTAAGTATAGCGGCTGGGTGGTCAGCTATACGTTAGTTTATTTTTTACTGGCGTATTTAGGCCCAGCTATTTTAGATAGAGCAACGATGTTTATTAAAACATTCCAGGGCACAAAGAAATGGAAATAGTCTTTTTGTTATTCGTTGCGGCGGTGGTGTTAGAGTTTATGGAGTGGTTTAAAAAGAAGCTAAAAACTAAGCTGGTGTATGTTGTTGAAGACAACGAGAGTGATATACAGTTATTAAAATTGAATTTAGAAATACCTGATTGCGCGTTCAAGTACTATCGAAGCTTAAAAGATATTCGAAGCGACTTATTGTTTATGTGGCGCAGGCCAGACGCGGTAATAGTTGATTATCATCTAAACGACAAAGAGAAAGGCACAGAGCTATTAGAGCTTTGCAGGATAAATAGAATCCCTTCATTGCTAGTTACAGGTGACGAACGAGATATACTAGGGGTTAGTAAAGAGCGGATATTAAGAAAATCGCCAGATAAAGAATATTTCAAAGCATTGGAAAGCTGGACTCTTCACTGCTTAAAGTAAAGAATTTGGCTGCGGCCGGATAACCCGACAATAGACGAAAACCAACTTTAAACGGGAGGTGATTAATCTGCCGATAGTACGGCTAAACTATCACGCCAAGCACGACGAGAGTCGTTACGGCTACTTAACTAATTAGAGGTGATGTATGGTCGAGCTCTTAGAAAGCTTTCCAACTTGGATAACCGCAATTTTAACAGTAGTTACAGCGGCAACAGCAATTACGGCGTTAACGCCCACTAAATCGGATGATAAAGTGCTAGATATTGTTTTAAGAATACTAAACTTCGTAGCCGGTAATGTAGGTAAGAATAAAAACGCTGACGATAAATAATGGAATGGCTGATAGGTTTTATTAGCCTAGGCGTGCTTTACGTTGTAATAGTGACTATTAGCCTATTTCGTCGCAGAACAGACGAAGAGCAAGAAAAACTAGAAGAGTTTTCAGGGGTTCTAGATGTCAAAAGGGAAGTTAAAAACAAGCTTGATACTGATCTTGATTATGTTAACAAGCTGCACGACACGTTCAACGATAAGTGATTTTTGCTATTTGTACGAACCAGTAAGAAATTATCTAGATGCAGGTCAAAAAGTGATAGAGCAAATAGATTTGAATAACGGCGTTTATTTAGAGGTTTGTATGAATGGTTAGATTATTACTAGGTTTCGGAATGTTAGTAGTTAGTAGTATTTTAAGCGCTCAAAGTATCGAGCTGACATGGGCTAAGCCGGAGTTACGCGAAGATGGCACGCAAATTCAAAGCATTGATAGATTCAATATCTACCACACTTTTGATAATGTTGTTCAAGACAGCATCGAAGTTTCAGCAGATGATACTAGCTATACAATATCTGAGGCTGAGGAAGGCACTCACATTTTTCAAATAAGTACGGTTGAAGATGGGCAAGAGGGCGGGAGAAGCCCAGCGGCTAGCGCCTTAGTATTAGCCCCAATCGAGATTGTAATATCTAAACCCTCATACCCATCATTGACCGTGAGAGTGGTAGAGTAATGCGAAAGGGCTACTTTCTGCGCATGGCCATAGCATTCGATCAATTTTTAAACGTGCTGTTTTTTAATGGCAGCGAAGATCACACAATCAGCGGCCGCGTAGGGTACAAGGCGTTAACTGCTGGTAGTTGGGGATGGTTGCTGGCTGAGAAAATTATAAATTTATTGTTCTGGTTTGATCCAGAGCATTGTAAAAACTCAATAGAGTGGGATGAAGTAGAATGAGTGTAAACTACAAGGATTTAGCGGATAACGATCCAGGTGGCGAGCTACAATCGGCATTCGACAAAATGAGAGCTGAAACAATAACAGTCAACCCCGAATATATGGTCACGTATCGCACGATAGGGTCGCTAGTAGGGTTAGCAGAAAGTGCAGAACTAGAGATAGCAGTCAAAGCGGCGTCTAGTATTCCAGAATGGGTGAATACATCGCTAGCTAGTGATGGAATTGATGTTAATGACGCTCAGGTTTCAGCTACACTAGGTGTATTGGTAAGCGAGGCAACAGCAGCTAAAATAACCGAATTAGGTAATGTAGTAGTGCCAAGACGCACAGGGTTAAAAATAGGGCATCTAGCAAACGCTAGGCAAATGAGAGAAGAGGGGCGTATTTAATGGCTATTTCAACAGACGCTTTAGTGGAGTTTTTTGGTACACAAGATACTCTCGGCACATCTAGCGCGACAGTTGCAGACGGGGCGTTTAGCGTGGCTGGTGATCTGTCTACATGGACTAATGACGACGACGCACCAAGAGCTAGTGTGACCGCCCTAATAGATTATGCCTCAGCGCCAGATGCAAATAGCGTGATTAATTTGTATTTAAGATTGCTAAATACTGAGTCAACTAATGACCAAGAAACCCCTGACGCTAATTTTACTCACACGTATGTCGGTTCCATCCCTGTTAATGATGTAACTACAAATCAATACATTACTATTGATATTACGCTTCCGAATAGCAAAACCTCGCAAGAGTATGAATTCTATATCGAGAATCAAACGGGACAAACTATTCAGGCTGGGTGGGATCTTTACGTAACACCTAAGACGTACGGGCCTCATGCGTAATGCGCGTTTATCAACTGCCTAAACAGCTTTTAGAATATGGCACCCCTCATAAGAAACCTGTAGGGGAGCTTGAAGTAGATTGGTCAAATTCTTTAACTAAGGGGCTTGTTGTCGCTGTAGTGCAACAACAAAAAGGTCTAGTAAATCTGGTAGACGGTGCGCATCTAACTACTAGCGCAGACCAAAAGACGGGAATAGACAGTAAAGGTATTTATAACCTTTATAATAGTAATTCAACTGAACAAGCAACGCTTTCAACTAAAGGTTTGTCAGGTAGCACTTCAAGGTCTGCTGTTTTTGGTTTTAAGCATGAAGCATTAACAGGCTCTACCAGTGCCGCGCCGGAATTCCATGGCTGGGGGACAGTAAATTCAGCTGGGCAAGTTTGGGCTCCGAGGATAAATTCGTCAGGTTTATTGAATGTACTTAGGGTGTCTGTAGTTTCCGGAACTAGAATTGGAGCAACAGTAGTTGCTGACGGGGGTTTTCACGCTTGCGGCTACTCAGAGGGGACTGGGGACGTCTCTGGCGTAAAATTTTATATAGATGGAGTAGAGGACACATATAGTACGACCAGTGCAAGGGCGCTGAATACATCGGATTCTAGTGTAAGTATTGGATATAACGAGTGGGGTGGAAACTCTTTTTCTGGGAATGGTGATAAAGAAGGCAAAATCTATTATCAATTTATTTGGAATAGAGACTTATCAGAATCAGAGCATAAGGACTTAGCAAGAGATCCTTACCAGCTAGTTAAAGCAAAGACGCCCCCTGTCTATTTTACTCTAGCGTCGTCAGGCGGTCTTACATTAGCGGCTGGTTCGGGCTCATATACATTTACAGGGTCGTCGGTAAACTTAGAAAGAGGGTTAGCTCTAAGTGCAGATAGTGGCGGATATTCATATTCTGGTACGGGCTCAGACTTATCTAAGGGCTCGGTGTTAGCGTTAGATTCGGGTAGCTATACGTACATCGGTACAAATACAGACTTGTTAAGAAGCTTATCTCTAGGGGCTGATAGCGGCGCTTATACATATTCAGGCACAGCGGCAACGCTTACGTTTACGGGCGCAGGCTCGTTTGAATTAGCGGCTGAGTCAGGGGCTTATACTTATTCAGGCTCAGAAGGCTCGCTATTAGCAGGCAGGAATCTAGCGGCTGATTCTGGCACATATAGTTATACGGGCACAGCGGCGACACTTTCTCACAATATGTTTTTGGTTGCTGATAGTGGCGCTTACTCTTACAGCGGAGCAAACGCCGCTCTAACTGCCAGCTTGACTCTTAGTGTAGATAGCGGGAAATATGCGTACACTGGTACATCAGCAGTCATGGCCGTTAGTGGACAAGTTGTGTTTGGTGTTACAATGTACCCGCTAACAGAAAATAGAGAAATGATTTTACAATCAGAAACGCGTTCTATGATGATAGATGCAGACAACAGGAATATGGTGATTTAATGGCAACTTATCAAAAATTCAATCAAACAGTTGAAGATATGGCTCATGGTGTACATGATTTTTCTAGTGACACTTTTATAGTGGCTCTAACAACAGCAGCAAATGCACCAGTAGCATCAAACGAGGTTTTAGCTAATCTAACAGAGATAGCATACACAAACCTTAGTTCGAGAACGTTAGCCGCTCCAACTACTAGCGCTCAGACATCTGGAACATTTACGCAGCTATGGCCTGATCTAACATTAACGGCAAGTGGCGCGGTGGCAGCGTTTAGGTATATTGTTATTTATAATGATACACCAACTAGCCCGGCAGACCCTTTAGTATGTTTCTATGATTACGGATCAGATTTAACACTAGCGGCGGGCGAAACGTTAAAAATTGATTTCACCACCAGCTCATTTACACTAGCTTAAAAAGGCAATCAAAATGAGAGTAGATAGCTATCAGCAATACAAAGGCGAAGCTTTCACTTATACGGTTGATTGGTCGGTTAAGGTCGGTAAGCTAAATACAGCAGTTTCAAGTGTTACATGGAGCGTGGATAGTGGATCGGCAACTATAACGAGCGAAGCATTATCTAGCAATATAGCATCTGCTTTAGTGTCAACCGGCTCAGAAGGTTGTTCGTTAATCAAGCTGGTAGCAGCGCTGGCAGACGGCCAAACAGATATACATTTCTTCAAAGTAAACGCTAAAGACCCGTCTTGTGTACAGTCAAGTTCGGGACGTTATTAATCAAAAGGATGTAATCGTAACGAATGGGAACTAGAGGCGGCCAACCAGGAAACAACAATGCAGGCAACGGCCAAAAGGCCAAGCAAGCCTTAGAGATGGCTATACTGCACAACGGGGAAGACCGTGAAGTGGTTGCAGGTATGCAGATTTTGTATGATATTTGGAAAGTTCAAGTATTAAAAGCGATGGAAGGCGACCAAGCAGCAACTAACGCTATTATGGATAGGTTAGATGGAAAGCCAGCACAATCAATAGCGGTAGAAGCAGATATAGTAACAACAGAGAAGAAGCTAACAGCTAAGGAGATTGCTTTACTAGCTAAGGAGTTAGATGCAGATTGCTAACTAATAAGCAGAAGGTGACCAAGTACAAATGCGAGAATGACTTTTTGTTCTTTGTACGTTATTTTTTTAAGAAGCGTTTCGGCTATAAGTTTATAGTTAACAGCCATCATCAGCTAATTTCTGACACTCTAACTAGAGTTGTCGATGGTGAGATTACCAGGTTAGTAATTAATATGCCGCCCAGATACGGCAAAACGGAAATGGCAGTAATCTGCTTTATTGCGTGGTGTATTGCTAGAAACAGTTCAAGCAAGTTTATACACCTAAGTTATTCAGACGATCTAGCGTTAGATAATAGCGCTCAAGTTAAAGAGTTAGTCCAAACTGATGAGTTTCAAGAGATTTGGCCAATAGAGCTAAAGAAAGACTCTAAATCAAATAAGAAATGGTACACAGAATCAAGGGGCGGAGTTTACGCAACGGCAGCAGGTGGCGCTGTAACTGGTTTTGGTGCTGGCTCAACTAATACAGGCGAGTTTGGCGGGGCAATAATTATAGATGATCCTCTCAAGGTAGACGATGCTGATTCGCCAAAGCAGAGAGATAGAGTCAATAAGCGATTAAACACTACGATCAAATCTAGGGTTAACTCGAGAGAAACGCCAATTATTCTAATTATGCAGCGCGTACACGATGAAGACGCCAGCGGTTTTGTATTAGATAACGGAACAAATGAAGAATGGGAGCATTTAAACATATCTGCTGAAGTGTCTGACGGGGTTGCGCTATGGCCTTGGAAGCATACTTGGGAAGAATTACAGGTAATGAGAAAGGCCGATAAGTACACGTATAGCGGCCAGTACTTACAAGAACCAGTTCCAGATGACGGTGTTTACTTCACAAAGGATTCTTTCCGATGGTACGACAAAGCCCCAGAAAATCTAAATCATTACGGCGCAAGCGATTACGCGGTGACAGAAGGTGGCGGAGACTTTACGGAACATGGCGTGTTTGGAATTGATCCTAATGATGATATTTACATAGTTGATTGGTGGGGCGGTCAAACAAAGTCTAATACATGGATCGAAGAGCAGTTAGATTTGGTGCAAAAGTATAACGTGTTAAAATGGGCGGGTGAAACTGGGCCAATACGTGCGGCGGTATTACCGTTCTTAGAGTTGAGAATGAGACAAAGACGGGCTTTTACTATTTTAGAGTGGTTCAGTCATTCAGCTAACAACAAAGAAGCTAATGCTCGAACGTTCCAGGCATTGGTTGAAGCTGGGAAAGTCTATCTACCTAAGAATGAACCGTGGGCAACTGAGTTAGTTAATCAGCTCGTTAGATTCCCGCTAGGTAAGTACGATGACAAAGTAGACGCTTGCTCATTATTTGCACGAATGATTAACGCCTTATGGGGTGCTACAATAGACCAAGAGCGAGAGCACGAACCTTGCGATAGATATGATAGGGCATTTGATGAAGATTATGAGGAAGACTCATGGAAGCTTGCGTAATGAATGAAAAGGTGGGTATTTAATGGACGTTCAATTAGAAACATTAGTCCAGTATTTTGAAGACTCGGCATCTTCGTCGGCAGACGCTCGAACAGAATCAGAAAGGGCGCGCGACTATTACGACGGCATACAATTAACAGCCGAAGAGGTCACAGAGCTTAAAAGCCGCCAACAGCCGCCAGTTATATTTAACCGTATTCAGCCTAAGATTGATTATTTGCTAGGCTCAGAGCGTAATCAGAGGTCAGACCCTAAAGCATTCCCACGAACACCAAATCATGACGAAGCAGCAGACGCGGCAACGGATGGTATTAGGTATGTTCAGGATAATAACAACTTTGACGAACTGGCTTCGGATGTATTCGAGAACGGACTAATTGAAGGTACTGGAGGCGTATCGGTTGAGGTTGACCCAGAAACATTAGATATCACGTTAAAGCGCGTGGCGTGGGATAGATATTTCTTTGACCCACATTCAAGAGAAAAGAACCATTCAGACTCTCGCTATGATGGCGTGGTGATGTGGATGGATTTCGAAGAGGCTAAGGAAAAGTGGGGCGGTAAGGCTAAAGAGCTAGACACCCAGATGGAGCACGTTCTATCAACAGGTGAAACGTTCGAAGATAAGCCAACATCTAGGCAGTGGTTTGATAGCAATAGAAAGCGGGTGATGGTCGTTCAGATTAACTTTATCCATAACTCAAAATGGTTCACGGCAATCTATACGAAAGGCGTGTTTCTGGAAGAGCCGAAAGAATCGCCTTATGTAGATGAATTGGGCAAGCCTGAAAATCCTTTGATTATGGCGTCAATGAAGATTGATAGGCAGGGTAATAGATACGGCGCTGTAAAAGGCTTAATTGATATCCAAGATGAGATTAATAAACGCCGGTCAAAAGCTCTTCATATCCTGAACACCAATCAAACGTTCAGCAAAGAAGGCCACCTCAAGAACATAAGCCGATTTAAGCGTGAAGCTAACAAGCCAAACGGTCATTTAGAATTCCCTAGTAACGGCACATTTGGTAGTGATTTCGGTATCATTCCAGACGCCGGCTTAGTGGCTAGTCAGTTCCAGATGTATCAGGAATCGATTCAGCAGATGGATTCAGTAAGCGCTAATGCCGCGCTATCAGGCCAAGCGGAACAAGGCTTATCAGGTCGAGCGGTTCAGGCATTACAGCAGGGCGGTTCGATTGAGTTAGCGCCATTATTTGATGTACATCACCAGTGGAAGCGTAGAGTTGCCAGAGCTATTTGGTCAAGAATCAAACAGTATTGGAATGAAGAGAAGTGGCTTCGTGTTACTGATAACGAAGAAAACTTAAAGTGGGTTGGGTTAAATACACCTATTACGATGGCAGAGCAGGCTGTAATGGAAAAGACAGGTTTATCAATTGCTGATGTTAAAGCGCAATTTGGCCCCCAGATTCAGCAGTTTATTCAGCAAGATCCACAAATGGGTCAAGTGGTTGATGTATCAAATAACGTAGCTGAGATTGATGTAGATATCATCTTGGAAGAAGTGCCGGACACTGTAAACCTTCAAGGTGAACAGTTCGATATGCTGGTTAAGATGTACCAGGTTAACCCGCAATCAGAACAGAACCCCAAGGGCATACCGTGGGATGCAATAGTTGAAATGTCTACGCTACGCAACAAAGAGAAGATTCTAGGTAACGATCTGACGCCCGAGCAGCAGGCAGCACAAGAGCAGCAACAGCAGGCAATACAAAAGAATGCGCAGATACAGGAAGCTTTAGCTCAATTGGAAGCTAGCAAAACGCAATCAGAAATAGAGAAGAATCAAGCTACAGTAGCGAAGACCAATCAAGAAGCTACACAAAAGCAGATTGAAAACGCGCTGATACTGGCTAACCCTAGTGCCACAAACGTTTCTATATAGTTAGAAACTATGAATTAGATTGATAAGATAGTAAAATTGCATTAAGTAATAAGCGCCACCGGCTTTTCGGGTGATCGTGACGCCAACGTAAAGGGCGATGAGGAAAACGTAATGGAAAGTTTAGCAACAGTATTTGAAGACGGCGAACCAGAAGCAATTGAACCCATAGCTGAAACAACAGAAATGGTCGAAGAAGTAGCAGAGGCAGAGCCCGAAACGGTCGAAAAACAGGAAGAACCGGAAGCGACGACAGCGCCGGAAGTGCCAGAAGCAGAACCCCAAAGCGTGCCGATTAAGGCATTGATGGCAGAGCGAGAGAAACGGCAAGCAGCAGAAAAGCAGGTAGCTGAGTTTAATTCCAATAAGGAAAAGACCCCAGCACCGGACGTTTTCGAAGACCAGAAAGCTTATACAGAGCATATGCAGACTGAATTTAATCAAGCCATGTTTAATGAACGGGCTAATATGAGTGAATTTCATGCAAGGCGTGAGTATCAAGACTTAGACGATAAAATCGAAGCGTTCCAAGCTTTAAAAGCTACTAACCCAGCATTAGCGGCTCAAGTTCAGAATGCAGCTAGTCCATATCATGAGATTGTAGATATCGTTACAAAACATGAAAAAATGGAAAAGATGCAGAATATAGATGAATTTGAGGCTAATACTAGAGCCGAAATAGAGGCAAAGGTAAGAGCAGAGCTAGAAGCTGAGTTTAGTGGCAAGCAGAAAGCAGATAAAACTCTTCGTGACTCCATCCCGACATCGCTAGTGAGCGAGCCCAGCAAAGGCACGGTAACGAAACCGACTTGGGCGGGAGCATCGCCACTTAATAGTATTTTTAATGATTAAAGGTGAATAGTTATGACTGATTCAAGTGCAGCAACGGGCCTAACCGTCCAACAGTGGGATGAGAAATTTTTTGTAGATTCTTTGAACGCTTCAATCTTTAAGCCTTTCATGGGCTCGAAGAGTAATTCAATTATCAACGTGAAAGAAGACTTAACTAAAAAGCCTGGTGATTCTGTCACCTTCAGCTTGGTTAATGCTCTATCAGGTTCAGCAGTAACGGGCTCAAGTACGCTAGAAGGCAACGAAGAAGCATTAGTTTCACGCAGCCAGAAAGTAACGATTGACCAGTATCGTAACGCGGTACGTGT